CATGCTATAACTTTTGAGGTAGCCAAGACACGTCTACAGCTCGTTGATAAATTTGGGAACTTGCTCATATATTATTATTTATTATAATATAAAACAGTTGACATATGCAACTCTATATTCTATAATAAGTTATATGAAGATTGAAACATCACATGAGAGCCCGATCAGTATATTACAAGAGTCATTATCATACAATGACTATGGTTATGCACTAGTACATTTATTTGAAACTCACCCGGAATATTATAATTTTTTTAAGAAATTGGTAGACACAACAGACATACCAGTATTGTTGGATAATAGTATTTTTGAGTTGGGTAAAAGCTTTGATCCAAAGAAATATGTAGAATGGATTGATAAATTACAACCTAACTGGTATATAGTCCCGGATGTGTTAGAGAGTGCTTCAGACACTATGCAGCAATGGAAAGATTGGGAATTAAAGTTTGGTGATAATACTGACGCGTTACGTATAGGAGTTGTACAGGGTAGAGATTGGAATGAATTGGTTAAATGTTATAACTTCATGAAGGATCGAGCGGATTACATAGCCATTAGCTTTGACTATAATTACTATCAAGCAATCGGGTTGGTTGAAGATGATTGGGCGGAAATTAAATTAACGAAGTTCTGTTCAGGTAGGAAAAGATTTATACGACAATTAATTGATGAGGGTCATTGGTGTTGGGAGAAGCCACATCATTTGTTAGGGTGCAGCCTTGCTAGGGAGTTTAAATATTATGTTAACAATAACGTATACAATATTAAGAGTGTTGATACAAGCAACCCGGTGGTTGCTGGAATTAAAGGTCTCAGATATAATGATGATATGGGACTATATAAGAAACCAAAGACGCTACTAGCGGATCTGATAGAACATAAGGTCGATGATACACAGCTAGAGGCCATATATTATAATACAAACATGTTTAAAAAGATACTAAACCGGCATGTGTCACTCGGGTCTGCAGTCACATTATGATAGAAGGTAAAAAATGGACAGCATTCTTCAGCCATACTGGTTCGGAGATTTACAACATTTCAAGAAAAATCAACCGGTTACCGGATCGAATAGTAACAAACAATAAACCAGGTGCAACGTGTATCAATAAGAACATAGCAAGTAATACGGATATTGTATACACATCAAATCGACCAGAAATTGAAGATTATGAACGCATAATACTAGAGGATAGTATCGTAACATTACACGGATGGATGAGAATAGTACCGGGGAAGATATGTAAGGACTATGAAATCTATAACCTACACCCAGGGTTGATAACTAAATACCCGGAGTTGAAAGGAGCAGACCCTCAAAAGAAAGTCGCTGAAGAGACCATTAAAGAGTATGATTTAATAGGTTGTGTAATACATCGAGTTACTTCAGGTGTAGATGAAGGCCCGGTTGTCTCGGAATGTTCAACACGAAACAATGTTTACGGAATACAATCACTAACAGACAAGTTACATGAGATGGCGACTGATCTGTGGGTTGTACAATTAACCTAGCAATATAGTTGCACTAATCATGAAAACATAACATATTATCAGTATAACATCTGATAATTAATGAAATTCATTACATCTATATTACTATTATTTCAAACAGGTTGCTACATGCATTCAACACATCATATAACACTCGATCATAATATTAAGATTGATTTAAATTCTGCACCTGTAAATTTAACTATTAAACACAAATTTGTAGATAATAATCTAACTGAAGAGCAAAAAATTGTGCTCGCCAAGCAAACAGTAAATAACACAATAATACCACTAAAATATGATACTGAAAATTGATAGAGAAGGAGAGATTGAGATAGGCAGCGTGATCAAATGTAAATATGATAGTAAATTACATGTAGGAGAGGTTTACGGTTACGTTGGAGATAAAAGCTACGAAATTATTTTATATGATAAGAGACTTAAACCTATATACAAACTTGATGGCTCTTTTAGAAGAAAGAGAGTACCGATTGAACGATGTAAACTAATTGATGAGACATTCACATTTAATACTAAAGGCAATTACGAATTGGGAGACGTTGTACAACGTAAAAACACTCACAGCAAACCTGTGTATGGTGTTATTATTGGATTTACACATCCGGATGGTCTATTTAGCACATCTTACGAGCATGGATATAATGGTACAGATCTAGTTGATTGTGTAGAGATTGAGAAGCGTGGATTGACTAGAAAGCGTACAAGTACTGGGGATATCAAAAGATTTTCTATCAATGGTGATAATCTGAGAATATGCGAGGTTGATCTGTGGAATAAAACCGGACCGAAGATAACTACTAAGCGATGATGTCGCCGTGGAGAAACTTGAACAACAAGGGTAAAATGTTAGCAGTAGCATGTATTATAAATGTGATAGTAGCAGTAATTTTAGCTCGTGGAGGTTCATATATGGCGGTTTTTTCTATAATAATGGCAGCATGGTGTGGATTGTGGACATACTTTCCACACTATCAACATAAGGATGCAACGGATATTAATGAAGGAAGAGAAGAATAGACAATTTGACACAGGAGCTCAACGAGACACAGGTGATGGTAAACTCAGAATGAGCCTGATACCACAGAAAGAATTAAAACGTGTGATGAAAAGGTTTCTAGATGGTGCAGAAAAGTATGGAGAGAACAACTGGATGAAAGGTATGCCGTTGAGTGTGTATTATGATTGTGCTCATCGACATTTAGAAGCATGGTGGTCCAGTAAGGATGATGAAGATCATGCGGCAGCTGTTGTATGGAACATGCTATGTGCCATGTATGCTGAAAGATGTCGAGAGGACATGGATGATCGTCTTGATTTTCCGAGTGAATGATTCATGGATATAAAAAGACATAATTTTCCGAGATGATGAGTAGCAATCTGATAGAGTTTATATTATAATAGTATTATGTTAGTTAGTTTTACAGGCGCACAATGCACAGGAAAATCAACATTGCTAGAGAAGTGTAAAGTTGAACTACCGAGACATGATAGAATATTCGAGTATGTCCCTGAAGTAACACGTAAAGTCGGTAGAATGGGACATGTGATAAATGAAGATGGTGATGATACGACTCAACTATTCATTTTAAAAGAACATTTAGAGAATCATATCATGAGATTAGGTGATGCTATATTGGATAGATGTATATTAGATGGTTATGTTTATACACATTGGTTACATAAGAACGGCAAGGTATCGAAATGGGTCTTAGATTATTCTAGATGCTTACTGTCACATCTAGGAGGTAAATTAGATGTGATATTTTATACTGAGCCTGATGATATAAGAATAGAAGATGACGGTGAAAGAAGCGTTGATTCTCAATTTAGAAATGATATAATAGATATATATGAAGACATACTTGAAAATTCCGGGTCAATCTCTGGCGTGCATACATGGCGAAGTAAAGTAGTACGATTGACAGGGGATGTAGATACACGCATGCAAACAATTTTAACAACAATTAATAATGAGTAACAAAGTATTAGATAATAGTAACATATCAAAACATTTAGGACAGGTATCACAATACAAGGATCAATATGATCCTGAATTGATAGTACCAGAGCCTCGATCAAATAACAGGAAACATCTAGACATTAGTGAAGGTAACTTGCCCTTTGTAGGCTATGATATATGGAATGCTTACGAAGTGAGCGCTCTAACTGATAACGGGCTCCCTATTTCTGGTGTGGCTAAGATTGTGTATCCATGTGAGAGTAAATTTATTGTAGAGAGTAAAAGTCTCAAGTTGTATTTGAATTCATTCAACATGTACAAATGTGGTTCATCAGAATCTGCAGTGTTTGAGTTTCTCAAGAAAACAATCTCTGGTGATTTGTCTAGCTCGCTAGAGACAGAGGTTATTGTGGATATATTACCGTCGCGTGTCAAAGCCACGGGAGAACCGGTTTTTATTGACGATAAGTATCACACACTAGAGTCCATTGTACCCCATGAGAGATTGTATGGTAAAGATGTTAATGTATATAATGAGACTCCGGGGTTGTTACAAGTGGTAGACAAGTGGCCAGCTTGGGCAGAGGGTCAGCCTGTGTTTTATCATAGTAGCTTGTTAAAGAGTAACTGCCGAGTCACGAGCCAACCAGATTGGGGTGATGTGTATATCAGTTACACAGCTGAGAAGACAGTCTCGCCACTATCATTATTAAAATATATTATATCGTTTCGAGACGAGTGTCACTTTCATGAAGAGATATGTGAGACAATATACAAGAGATTAAGTGATCTTCTGAAGCCAGAAACTCTAGCTGTGTCTTGCTTGTATGCTAGACGTGGTGGTATTGATATCAATCCTACACGCGTCAGTGATAAGAGTGTGTTGAATAAGAAGTTGACCAACGCTAGTGTATTGCACGCCAAAACAGCCAAGCAATAGACAAAAAAAACGACTCTACAGCATCACCTGTAAGAGTCGAAAAAGTTTTTTATCGCCGGATATATCATTTCACCGGCTGAACAAATCTACTACGAATTATCCGAAGTACACCGACTGTGTGCCGGGTGTGAACGAATCACCAAGATTCTTGACAACGATTACGTGATAGTAAAGCTCTGCTCCGAAGATGTTATCAACAACGCCGTAACGTGTTAACAAACCTACGCGGGGAGCAAAGTCATTAGGACCAACAGTTCTCTGTACCATCACTGGGATGTACGGGCAATAAATGATTCCTGTGTCGTAAAACTCAGGTCCTTTATAACCAAGAAGAATGTATTCTAAGCGTCCTTCTGAACGCTTGCCATCTTCGAACTGGCCTTCTGTACGTGTGTCGCGATATACGTTGAACCTTCCTCCGAGATTACCAACACGAGCGATACCAACAGGTTGCGTGTTGACGTTGCCTTGAACTTGCATCCACTGAAACTCAGGGAGCATTTCAAGAATCGCACAAACACGAGGTGTTGCGACTAAGAAATTAGCAGCACCACGACGGTTGCGGATAGCGATTCGATTCGCTTCAACTATAATCTTGGCATATAGGTCACGGTTACGTTCTGCCATCCAGCGCCCATCAGCTGTTGCAGGGCTCCAGGTGCTAACACCCTTACCTCCAGCAGCGTTGGATGCGCATACTTGAACCATTCTCATGAGCATTTCACGGTCGATTTCGGCCTGAATTTCATACGACATAGCGTTTGTCAATTCAGTATCGATATCAATACCATTCATGTTCTTGAGGTCTTGTTCAAGTTCGACGGACCAGCGAGCAGCAAGCCTACGAGTACCAGCTTCAACAGCGGTCTTTTCAAAAGAAACGACCATCTGAGGAATTTTACCGGTTAGCTCATAATCAGCAAGTGCTTTTGCAACACCAGAGTCTTCATCTACGAATGCACCGATATTATCAGTGAAATCCTGATCTCCTAGGTCATCAGACTCGGTACCCGTGAAACGGGTGTCAAGTTGTTGATAACCTGCTTCGTCATCGTCTGACCCACCACCGGTTACTCCGGATTGGGTGTCGACTTTGCCGGAAGCGTGGCCATCAATGCCATCTGCTCCTAGAGAATCAGCTTCGTATTTGTAACGCATAGCAAAAGCGAGTCCTACAGGACCGCTCATTGGTTGAACGCCAACGATCTCGTTAGTGATAAGTTCAGGAAATGTACGACGAATCATCGGAATGAGGATCTTTGGAAGACGTGCATCGCCTTGTGCATAGAAATCAGATGCAGGAGTCATTGCTCCTCCATGTCCCATGCTTCCGGCGGTTCCGAAAACTCCTCCTGATCCAGCCGAATTCTCATTCAAGCACCAGTTCTCTTGGTTTTCCAAAAGAATTGCGGTGTTCAAACGTGAGTGATCGTCTGTAATAGGAGCAACGTTATCGGAACTGTAGTCCAATACAGGAGCCCACTTCTCAAGAAGTGTTCCTGCTCGTGCCTCATCGATATATGATTGTGCGGGTTTTACCTGTGACATATCTCTATACCTCCATAACTCAGGCTTCTAAGAGCCTCAACAAAAATTATTTTTACCATTTTCCAAGTTCCCCCATGTAGTTGTTAAATAGACCAGTGTCTTGTAACTTATTAGGTTCTTCTTGTTCGATTTTTTGTGCAACACTCTCTTGTATTGTTTCTTTCTTGCCAGCAACAGGACGGTCAGCTGGTGTCTTCGGAGCTACTTGCTCTCTTAATTGATCCAACTTTTGTGTCTCTGTTTTATCGAACATATCAAGTGTGTATTGAAAATTTTCTGTGATGAATTCAGCTGATTTACCATCTAACACTTTCTCTATGTGCCGCTTTTTTACTGCTGGTAATCCGCTTGTAAGTTGCTCGAGTGTCAATTTAGCCTTCTCGACTTGTAGTGTCTCTGCAAGAACTTTGTTGTTATGTTTGAGCTTTTCTACCTCAGCAGTAGATTCATCAATTTGTTTTTTTCCATCCATGACTGCATCTCTAATCTGTTCATTAGCTAGCGCGCTGTCAATGGATAATGTTTTTCTTAAATTTTCTAATAATGATGCTGCATGTTTGTTTTTAACAGCCTCTTGTATATCTTCAGCAGGTATAACTTTCTCAATATACAGATCCAGATAATTGCTGATGTTGTCAATAACACTCTCTTTGAATGTGTCAGCATCAGTATCTAATTCACCCTTGAACTTCTCTGCTAGAGCCACAAGTTTTTGTGAATGATTTGTGTCAATAGCTTTTACGACACGGTGTAGCTTAGATGTATGATCGGCATCAATGGCTTCCAGTAGTTTTTCTAGCTTAACCGCATGTTCTTCATCTTGTTCGATGAGAGCTTTCTCAACGCGGAGTTCGGCTAACTTTTCTGACTTCTCCTGTACAGATTGGTTAAATGCTTCTTGGATGCCGTCTAGTGTATCTTCAGTCAAGACATCAGAGGCAACCTTTTTCAATTGTTCTTTTATGCTGTTATCACTCATTGCTTAAAAATATTTATGCTTTTGTGGGGCTTAATCCGGTCAAAAAGCTTAGTTTCCACCGTTTTCTTTAAAAACTTATTGGCTTCCGCATAATTTTTATCTGTTAAGTGCTTAACAAATTGCGTTATTGATTGTTTAATTTGAGGAGATTGTTCTTTCATTTTAAATACTTTCTTTAATTTTGCTAATAAATTCGAGTATGTTATTCTTCAAATAACTCTCTACATCCTTACGTGGCAGATTAGTAAGACCTTGTTCGAAGGTTTCATATGCTTCTACATATTGACCGTATGTGTCTAATACATATTGCTTGCTCTCTAGAATACCGTTCACAAACGCTTCACCAAAACTCGGATCAGCAACACAATCAACAGCCACCAGTCGCATGTCTTGTACTTGACTGACTGAAGAGTCCTCTTCCATTTGTATCAACTTGCCTAGCGACCTAGTGCTCATACCAACACTACACCCATCTCTGATTAATGATTCAACAACCATACCACTAGGTGTTGATAAAACCTTTGATTTTCCGATATATATATTTGAATCTGATTCACTTGGCTTTAATTCTACAACTAAATGACAGGCACGTTCAAGATTAACATCTGCGCTAGTCGGATGGTTCAATTCTCCTAGAGCGCGTTTGGTTTGTACCATCTGTTCATTATATCTATTGACCTCGTTCCTCATCTCATCCGGACAATAACATCTTTTATTCTTGTTGGCGGCTTGAGGATCGCTCGTGGCCATCGCGTACGGTCCTTGTATGTATATAGTCGATTTGGAGTTGTTACTCTTCTCTTCGATTATATATTCAAAATCCTTCGGATCGGATGTTTCTACTAATAATTTTGCATGCATTTAATTATATTTATTTAGCTCCTATGGTTTTCCACTAACGAGTGAATAAATTAAAGTCCTTTTCAGTCACGATTTGAAATATAAACCCGTTCTTGTCACTCCAGTTTTTTGCTGCGACCCATTTGGCTTGATTAACCTCCCAGGTTGCAGCCTCATGTATTATAGTAGATCTTTTTTTATTGCCATGCTTTGATGGTGGTCTTGTCTGCTTGCTAGGCTTGATTTCTATCAAGTATTTGACAATTTTAGTACCTTCATTAATATGAACTGTATTATCAACATAATATCTATGCATCTTACCATCCACTGGTGATATATATGGTATACATACAGATTCACTTGTCCATTGAATTACATTAGGATTACGATCACACCACTTGAAGAATTTAAGCTCCCAACTACTCAAGTATCTAGGGTATTTCGCTCCTTTGTATTTTGTTGAATTGACTGGTCGGTATGTGCCTTGTCTGTACTGTTTATATTTCTTATAAGGTTTTTTCTTCATTTATATGGCGTGGCATGACCTTCATGTATCATATCATCATTTATGCTACAATTATCAAAGTCAACTTCAAACAATATACCTATACATCTACCATACTTACCCTTGTCCATCGATTTTAAATATAGTACATTGTTCTGCTGCTTAATAATACTTTCAAGATATTCTTTTGCCTTGTAACCTCTAGCCTTTTCCTCTTTGTCTCTTGTTCTTACTTCTGGAGCGTTGATACCGTGTAGGCGTATTCTTTTTTGTATAGATATATCAAATCCTAAGTCTATTTCTGCATCTATAGTATCACCGTCTATTACTCTTAAAACCTCTATCTTGTATATGTACTCCATGTTATCCAACAAAGAATAGAGGTGGTTGACCATCACCGAATCCTGGTACACCCTCATATAACCTTTCTTCAAGTTTATCTTTCTCAGCATTACCTTCGCTGAGCAATTCAGAATAATTTGGTTGACCACCACCGAATAAATTTGTACCTTGGTATTTGCCTCGAATTCTACCTATAATTATTTTTGTTAATGCAAGTGAATATTGATATACCCATTGTTCTGACACCAACTCACAAACCGGTCTCTCGACATAACAACCTATAATACCGTAAAAATCAGCTCTTCTACCCGCTTTAGGTTCTGGTGTTAAGTATAATGTCTGCTTTCGGTCGTCAAATCTATAATAATAATCTTGAGATAAAAGCTTTCTGCGAGTGTCTAGCCAATTTTTCATGGTGAACCAGCTGATAAGATCAAATCCATATTTACCGAGAGCATAACTAAAATATGTTTGCTGAGCTAATGTTTGCTCAATTGTGAATAGTGTATTAATACCTGATGTGCTACCTTCCTCGAAGGAAAAACAATCCACCACTTTTCTATAACTATCTGTTAAATAGTCATACCCTTTTTTGTTTGGTACAGGCTTTTCAGACTCTGGTGCTGTTTGTGTACGTGTACTCAGCTCCGGGCGACTAGAACCATCTCTACCCATCCCTCGAGCATCTCCATCTGAAGCGCCTCTGTATGATACTCCAAAATCTAATGGACCACCACCGATGATCATCTTACCCACATCATATAGTTCTTTATCTAGTGTTGTTGTCTTTGGGTCTGCAGGATACGAACTGTTCAATTGTTCTGTAGCTGTAAACAACACGTCCATCTGTATTCCCTTCCCGGGTTCATATAATTCAGTGTTGAATGTGAGAAGCTCTTCTGTATATCCGGCGAACTTTGAAAACATCTCTATAGCTATACTTATATTCTCATATACTTGATTTTGATGCGCTTCGATGTTTATCTGTGGGTAACCTAAAGTGTGTGCAATCCTAGTAGCCAGTTTATCATATGAATCAACCATAGGATTCATATTTGTACTATAAAATGAACTTAACGGCTTTACATCAGTGTCACTCATCAGTCACCTCTACTATCAAACCATTTACTATATGTAATACATGTCCACCAATATTAACATCCTGCGTAACACCTTCTTTGATCGAACCATCCGGGGCAGTGGTCTTGTATGTACTTGATGTGAGGCCATCTGGTGTCTCGACCGGTCCGTTTATCTTAGTATTTTCTAAACCATCAATATCACCTTTGAGTATTAAATCACCACTAACTGATGTAGTGTTGTTGACAATAAGTTCGTCTCTAGAACTAACGCTGCCCCACACAGTTAAATCACCTTTTATATCTGTACTTGTACTGAATATATCATGTAGCGGAGTCGCATCAGCACCACTTACAATTTCACCAATGACTGATAATTGCTCTTGAGTTACTATATTAACAAATTTCGCAGTACCGTTAACTTCCAACAAACCACCAGTGTTATCACCTATACATTGGCCAATGTTTACAAATCCGGTATCACCATCGATTACAAACGCACAATCATCATCTGGCGTTTTTACCTGAAAGTGTATAGCAGTAGTAGCAGGGTCATTTATAATAACAGCATCAGGAGTAGGTGCTGTACCATCTATTGTTATAAATTCTTGACCATTAGCTTCTAAATTGATAATATCATCATTGAATGATATTCTAGTACCGGTATCATTTTCATGTATAATGTCACCTGCCATGGTTATATTACCACCGACAATTAATTCTGCACCGTCAAGATGTAAATTACCTATCATCTTATCACCAGTAACATTTACGTATGTATCCTCGTTGTATTGAGTATTGTTTGTTGCACTGTCACTGTTTACGAAGCTGTACACACTATCCCAATTACCACTAGTGTTCATCACACTGCTGCGAGTGTCATTCCAATCACCACTTGTAACTTGCAATGTAGTTCTCGAATCTGACCAATTATCTATTTGCTCTTGTGATACAAACTTGTGTGCAGTTGAATCATCAAGTATGTCGTCTGGATTTAAAACTACACTAGGGCCTGGTTTGCCATTTACTGTTTTCCT